GCCTCTGAGCAGCTGAGCGGTGTTGTGCAGCAGATGTCGGTTATGGCCACCGCCAATGCGCGCTACTGGAATGGGGCGTGGCAGTGGGGCCCGACTAGCAACCCCGCGCACTGGTTTATGGATTTTGCCATTGGCCGCTATGACGGCACTGGCAAGCTGACCTATGGCCTCGGTATGCCTGAGAGCCAGATCGATCTGGCTGCGCTGAATACATGGGCCAATTTCTGCGCAGTTGAGGGGCTAACGTTTAACGCGGTGCTGGATGACGACCGGACGGCAGCGGATATGCTGACAGCTATCGCCCGGTGCGGGTTTGGCTCACCTACCTGGGCATCTGGCAAGCTGGGGGCTGTATGGGATAGCCGCAACGCTACGCCGGTTGGCGCGTTTGGCATGAGCAATATCATCAAGGGCAGTTTTGAGGTGAATTACATCACCGAGCAGCTGGCCGAGGAGATCATTGTCCGGTTTACCAATCCGGATAAAGACTGGATTCAGGATGAGGTGCGGGTAACGGTGCCCGGCATTGCAAACCCGGTCCGAGCCAGTACGGTGGACCTGTACGGTTGCACCAGTGCCCGTATGGCCGGCAAGTTTGCCAATTACCTGGCCGCCCAGCAGAAATACCGGAAGCGCCGGATCAGCTGGGATGCCGATTTTGAAGGCCTAACCGTCCAGCGCGGTGATGTTGTATTACTGAGCCATGATCTGACGCAGTGGGGTTATTCAGGCCGCATTGTGGATCAGGTTGGCAATACGCTGACGCTGGATCGTACTGTGCCGCGTAATGGGTCGCTGGATTACCTGATGATCAAGCGGCCGGACGGCACAATGACGACCTACCGCGTCAAGGCTGACAGCGGCGATCAGCATGTCGTTGAACTGACGTCGACGCCGAATATGCACAATGGCCGGCTGCTGATGGATCATATGTGGTTTTTCTCGCCACTGGCCACGCCCGGCAAAAAGGTCAAGATTCTATCGATTCAGCCGGTCAGCGAATCTCGGGTGAAGATCGTTGCCACGGACGAGGACCCACAGTTTTATGCGGCCTGGGATGGCAGCTGGAGCGAGGCAGGTAACTCGACATTACTGCCCAATGCGGTGCCACAAGTCAGCAATCTGGCAATTTCTGAGCACCTGGTAAAAACAGCCGTTGGCGTACAGGCTGAAGTAACTGCCAAGTGGAATCTGAATCAAGGCGTTGAACGGACACGTATTACCTGGCAGATGAATAACGGGCCGCGTCAGGTATTGATGGCCTATGGTGAATCTGCATCATTTGTTGTACCTGGACCTGGTTTGCTGCGGGTTGAAGCCGTGCCAATTTCGACAACCCGTGCCGGCACCATGGTGTTCAAAGAGCAACAGATCTATGGGCTGACGCTGCCGCCTGAGGATGTGCCCTGGTTTAACGCTGACGGTAATTTGCTGTCATGGGGCGAGGTGTCTGATCTCGACGTTGCCGGATACCGTATCAAGTGGGCCGCTGGATCTGCCGGCGCATGGCATAACGGCCAGCCGCTGCATACCGGCTTAATTACTGACTCGCCGTGGACCATGCCCAATGTTGGCGCTGGCGCTACGACGATCATGATCAAAGCCGTCGATACGTCAGGCAATGAGTCGGCAGCGCCAGCCTATTTGACGATCAATCTGGGCGATCCTGTCGTCGATAACGTCATTGCCACGCGCAACATGGAATTCCTCGGTTTTCCCGGAAAGATTGGCGCCGGCACAGTCACTGGCGGCGATCTGGTCGCAAATTCAACCGAGAGCATCTGGAATCCTAATTTTAATACGCCATTCTGGTCGACAGATGGCGATGATATGTGGGATCTGACCTATTACGCTGCGATGACCTATCGCGCCCCAGTGACGATTTCCGCCGCCGAATCGGGTTCAAAGATGACGATTACGCAGGATATCGCCGCAGAATCCTGGAGTATTGATTACCGCAAGGGCGCTGCCGACGGTCAAAGCATGTGGGGCGCTACGGCCACGCTGATGTGGTCTGGCGAGGACTATGCACCCATGCGCAATAACGCGCCGGGGTATATGCCATGGCTTGGCGGTATTACTGCCGAAACGGGTGATTATGAGATTCGTGTCCGAACCAATTTCTCCCATACGCAAGGTCGGATTCGCAATCTGATCGTCAATCTGGATGTGCCGGACATTATGGAGACCGTCGATGACAAGGCGATTTCTGCGTCGGGCACCCGTTTACCGCTGACAAAGAGCTATTACGCCATTCTCAACGTCAACCTGACTGTTCAGGATGACGGCGGTTCGGCGCGTACTGCTCGCGTCATGGATAAGAGCACCTCGGGGCCGCTCGTTAAGTGCTTCGATATCAATGGCAACCCTACCGCTGGCAAGGTAGACGCCACTATTCAGGGGTACTGATATGCCTGCATTACCACCCAGCACTGACTTTACGGGCTCATCCGTTACGGAAGGGCAATTCAAAACTGCATTAACCGCCTTACGCACTTACCTGGCGGATCTATTCGGAGCAGACGGCCTCAAGACAACGGCCTTGGCCACGCTTGGTGCCGCTACTCCAGCCGAACTGCAAGCCGCACGCGACGATACCGAAGCTGACAAGATCGCCGCCCAGGCAGCAGCCAGTGCAGCGCAAGCTGCATGGAACGCAGCTCTGGCTGCCAATCCTGACCTTAACCCGGCATTTCGTATGAATCCGACCACGATCAGCGAGGACCAGACCATTCCGACCGGCTATAACGCCGTTTCGGTTGGCCCCCTGGTGCTCGGTGAGGGTGTAGACGTAATCATCGAAGAAAACGCCAATTGGACCATCGCTTAAAGGAGCAACAACATGAGTAACCTCACTCTTCGCAACATTTACGGTAAGGATGGCCAGCCGGTCAACTTTCCGAATGGCCTGACGGTTGGCACGGGTGCCGCCGGTACGGTCAATAACATCGGCATCGCTGGCCAGCCCGGTTTTGGCGTTGGCATCTGCCCAGGGCAGCTACCCGCCGGCATGGGTGCCATGTTTGGCTATACGGATCCGCTGTCGGATAACTATGGCAATTACCAGTATTCTGATGGATCGGTGATGGTCTGGGTGCCGGCTTTCTTTTATAAAGTTGGCACGGGCGCCAATGGCCTGGCGCTTAACCGCTTCGATATCAAGCCGTTCTCGGCTTATACCGACGTGGCTGCAGCAAACGCAGCCGGCTATGCCCTGCATCGCGCTTTCTACGATGGCGGCGCCATTCAGCCGGGTTTCTTTGTCGACAAGTACCTGGTATCGAATAACAGCGGCATTGCCTCTAGCCTCAAAAACGGCATTGTGCTGACTTCTGGCCAGCGCGGCTCCCTGTCGACGGCTGTTTACTCGGCCCTGACTGGCGCCCCGGCCAATAACCTGGGCGGCTCGATTGCTGCAGCCAAGACTCGCGGCAGCAATTTCTTTGCCTCCAGCCGGTTTATTTTCTCGGCGCTGGCCATGCTGGCAACGGCACACGGTCAAGCGGCAACGGCTGTCACATATTGCGCCTGGTATGACGCCGCCGGTGTTAAAAACTTCCCGAAGGGTTGCAATAACAACGCTTTGGGCGATGCCAATGACTCGGCAATCCTCTTTGTCGACGATGGCAACGGCACATACAACTGCGGTCGCACTGGCTCGGCAAACCTTTTTGCCCGTACGACGCATAACGGCCAGAACAGCGGCGTTGCCGACCTGAACGGTATCGTCTGGGAATACACCCCTGGCCTCGGTTCGAACGGTAGCAACTATTTCGTGCTGAAAACTTCCAAGGCCATGAAAAACATGACCGGTGGCAACAGTGTGGCAACCGATCTGTTTGGCGCAACCGGCCTGTCGACCAATTACGACGATCTGGGCACGACCTACGCTTCGCTGACCGCTGCATCTGCCAATAAAGGTTTCGGCAGCGCTAACCAGGTGCTTTCCGAAGCGACTAGCGGTAACGCCTGGAATACGACTGGTGCCGGTGTGCCTCTGGCTGGTGGGGTTGGTGGTAGCAACCTGTTCGGTAACGACTTCCTTTACGATGCACGCACCAACGAAATGGCTCCGATCGCGGGCGGCAACTGGGACCTCTCTTCCGATGCTGGCGTTTGGGCGCTCAATCTCAACACTTCGCGCGCGACCTCGTACGCCGCCTTTGGGTTCCGCTCCGCCTTGTATTTGTAACTTTGTAAGGGGCCGGCGAAAGCCGTGCCCCGACAGCCATGGGTCAACACTCTGAAGCCGAACTGAATACCAAATTCGTTGAGACAGCCAAGCTCATGAATATCTACCTCAATCACTTCCCGAAGTTTGAGAAGTATGCGCTCGCCCAGCAGATCCGGCAGTGCATGTATGAGGTCTATGGGCTGATTGTGGAAGGACAAAAGCGCTACCACAAGAAAACCACGCTTACGAATCTGGACATTCGGCATGAGCAGTGGCGCATGTTTGTCAATCTGGCCAATTCGCTGGGTTACTTCGAGTTTAAGGATGGTCAGACTGCACAGACCGTGCCTGCAAAAATGGCGGCGCACCGGTATCTGGCAATCAGCCGACTGATCGATGAGATGGGCCGAATGTTCGGTGGCTGGATTGCTTTCGAGCGCCAGCAAGAGCAACAACGGGAGGCGTCTTAATATGGCTCCGATCTCGGGCGGCAACTGGAACAACTCTTCCAATGCTGGCGTTTGGGCGCTCAATCTCAACAATTCGCGCACGAACTCGAACAACAACATTGGGTTCCGCTCCGACTCTGTTTCCCCTCGCAACCGGCAACGGTATGGTGGAACAAAGGGAGACGTTTTCCGGCACTTCGGTGCGAAATCGGTGGTTCGGAACCTTTCAAGTAGGCTGGCCAAAAGCCGGCTCGAAAGTCAGGTGACGGTATGAAACGGGTTGGATATTTATTCGACCAGGCATTTAGTCGGGAAAATCTTTACCAGGCCTATCTTGATGCAAGCCAGGGTAAGCGCAAAAAACGAGCCTGCTTTAACTTTGAGCGCAGGCTGGCCTTCAACCTGGATCGCCTGCATGACGCCATCCACAGTGGGTCATACCGACCACAGCCTTATTACACATTTACCGTATTTGAACCAAAGCCCAGAAAGATATTTGCACCATCATTTTGCGATCTGGTGGTCCAGCACGCGATTTATCGGGTGATTTATCCTATTTTTAACCCCAGCTTTATTGATCAGTCTTTTGCCTGCAGAAAAGGCAAAGGGACGCACAAGGCTGCCGATTATGCCCAGCAAGCACTGCGAAATTCGCCAAAAGGCAGCTATGTGATCAAGCTGGACATACGAAAGTTTTTTTACAGGATTAACAGACAGATATTGCGAACCCAGATTGAAAGAAAAATCAAGGACCGCAGGTTTGTTGACTTGATGATGCAGTTTGCGGAATACGGCGAGCCAGTTGGGATCCCGATTGGAAATCTGCTTAGCCAAACCTACGCGCTGATTTACCTTAACCCGCTTGATCACTTCATCAAGAGGGAAATCAAGGCAGAAAGATACTGCAGGTATGTGGATGACTTCATTATCTTTGGAATCAGTCGAGAACAGTGCCTTCAAGCATTGGAACGCATCAAAACCGTAGTGCACAAACTTGGCCTGCAGCTGTCCAAGTACACCATTGCCCCTGTCAGGCGTGGCGTGAATTTTGTCGGCTATCGAACCTGGGCCAGTCGCAGGTTCATCAGAAAGCACAGTCTTTTCAAGTTTTCTCGCTACGCACGAGCTGGAAAGCTTGACAGCATTGCATCAATTCTCGGGCACGCCAGGCGTACCCATAGCTTGAAGTCTTTGATCCAGTCCTTAAAGGGGAAACACAATGAGCTTTATCGTTCGCTACCAAAAATTTATCGACGCTGTACGTACAGTGGAGATCTCGCTGCCAGTTAATCAGCAAGGCCAGCGCATTGGGCAGGAAATCGCAATCATCGATGGCTTTACCTATGTTTCCCTGCCAAATGGAGCAACGCTGCCTGCCCAGCCAACAGAGATTTCTGTCCAAAGCGTGACCATGACGCCAGCGTTGGCAAGCCAAATTGCCTCCGCAAGCCCGCAGGTCAAAGTCATCAATGAGAGAGTGGTTGCAATGATCCGCGAGCAATACTCAATGGATGAGGAAATCAAGCTGCTTAGAACAGCTCCAAGCGAGGAATTCGAGGTCTACAACGAATATGTAGAGTCCTGCAGAGCCTGGGGTAGGGCTCAAAAAACCGAGCTTGGCCTTTGATAACAGGGAAGGGGCCGGGAGATGGACGATTCAAGGCTGGAACGCATTGAAGACAAACTGGACAAGCTTTCTGATGCGGTCATCAGCATCGTCCGGGTTGAGGAACGTATGGTCACTCTGTTTAAAAAAATGGAGGCCATGGACGAGAGGCAAAACGTGCTGGATGCTCGGTTGACTGATGTGGAAAGGACATCGCTCGCCAGAGGGGTCATTTTCCGGCTTGTGGATAAGGTTTCATGGCTTGTGATCGGCGGCCTCACCGTTTTATTTGTCGAAAAGTGGTTCAAATGAAACTTGTTTCAGACGCCCGAAATTGGTCTAAATGGTGGTCGGTCAGACTGTCTTTGATCGGCGGGTTTTTGCTCGCCTTTTTAGAGGGATTCCCCCATGCTGTCGCAACTGTTTTCACTGCTCTCCCGACCGAAATCTCAGGAACAATCAGCCCAGGGATCCTCAAAGGAATTGGAATCCTCTGCATCCTTGCCAGCCCGCTCGCAAGAGTCGTTCGGCAGCAAAGACTCAATGAAGAAAATGCGGGACCAGCTGACCAGGCATGAGGGAGAGGTTCTCCATGCCTACCAGGACCATCTTGGCTACCTGACAATCGGTATCGGCAGGTTGATTGACAAAAGAAAAGGCGGCGGCATCTCTAGGGAAGAGTCCGCCTTTTTGTTTTCAAACGATGTCAACAATCGACTTCAAGAGCTCCAAACAAAATTGCCTTGGTTCTCATCCCTAGATGACCCTCGAAAGGCGGTTTTGCTCAATATGAGCTTTCAGCTTGGTGTCGCTGGTCTGATGGGCTTTTCTAAGACGCTTTCCATGATCTCATCGGGCAAGTATTCCGAAGCGGCAGACCAAATGCTTCTCTCAAAATGGGCTCAGCAAACGCCTGGCAGAGCAAATGAGTTGTCAGAACAAATGAGGACAGGCCAATGGCAATCTGGCTGAGGCTCAAGGGTTACATACTGGGAGCGATTGCGGCGCTGGCTGCAATCGTCAGCATTTACCTGACTGGACGTAAGCATGGCGCAAGATCTGAGGCCGATCAAAGAGATCGAGCTGACCGAGATAGCGCCAGGAGGATTGAAAATGCTGCGGATAAAGCAAGGCATGTTACTGGTGATGCTGTTGACAGGCTGCGCCGTCAATCAAGGCTCCGAGACTAG